ATTTTGTTGTTGCATCCCAAGTATAGTTTATGTTTTCTTTCAACCTGTAATCAGATGAAGTTGAATAGGTTGTGTTTGAACCATCAGAAGATATTTGACCTACTGAAGCATTTGTTGTTGACCTAAATTTAATATGTACACTATCTGACACTGTTCTACGCATATACATAACGCCAGTTCCTGTAACAAAGGAAGCGTTACCATCAGCTTTAAAAACAAAACCTGCATCTGTGCCAGATAAAGTATCTGAGGTTGTGCCCACCAACAAATTCCCAGCACTATCAATCCTCATGCGTTCTGTTGCACCACCAGTTTGAAATTCTAAATCTCCAGATTGTGATCTTAGTGCAACATTGTTTATAGAAGAAGCACCTGCGTTAGAACCAAACCCTAATAAGCCTTTTGCAGTTCCGTTGTTTAGCAATTGAATGTAACCACCACTAGCCGAAGCTGCATCAGCACCGATTATAGAAGCACCACTGTTTTGATCTACAGTAAATCTAGCTCCACCAATTGAAGCTGTACCACCAACAACCACTTCCCCAGCACTGGTAATCCTCATGCGTTCTGAACCATCTGCTATAAACGCCATTACATCAGCAGATGCTTGATGCAAATAAGTATTGCTGCCACCATCAAGGTAAAGTTTTTTACCTGCATTTAAGGCTATGTCATCATTTATATAAAGTTTTCCGTTTGCATTTCCATACATCCAGTCTGTATGCCTTGATGTTCCATCTACAGTCAACGGATGGTCTGGACTACTCGTACCAATTCCAATATTCTCAGAACTATCAATAGTCATAGCAGTAGCATCCGCACTGGATACTATTCCTGCTACACCACCAGAAGCATCTTCCCAAGCAATTCCACTGCCTGTTGATGTTAAAACTTGTCCGTCTGTGCCTTGATCTGTTCCAATTTTTAAATTGCCAATTGATGCTATTCCTGATAGGTGGAGGTCTTTGAATCTTGCTCCTGAAGTACCCAAATCTATAGCATTATCTCTAGCTGCACCACCACTAGGGCTTTCAGGAAATATTCTATCAACACCTGCATCAAAGAATAAACCAACATCACCATTACCAACAACCAAGCCGCTTGACCTAGTACCAATACTTCCAACTGCTGTACCACTTTTACGAAACTCAACAATGTCGCCATCGGTGCTTAGCTTGTTAAAGTAAGCTGCAACACCAGTGCTAGCAACTTGAATGTTGTTTGCACCAGCAATACGAACACCTTGAGTTGTGCCTGTGTGGTTTGCAACATCAATACTAGTTGTACCAACCAACACGTTTCCAGAGCTATCGATTCTGGCTCTCTCGCTGCCATTATTAAACAACCTAAAGCTACCAGCTCCGTTATTTTTTATAATGCCATCTGTTCCTGAAGTAGCTATCTGCATAGAATTATCTAATGCAGTAAAGTTTACTGCTACAGAGTTATCGCCACTTTGAAAGTTTGCAACTGTATCAGTGGTAGCATGGTAAACATGTAAAGGTGTTGTTGGCGAAGTCGTTCCGATACCTACAGATGATGCAAGTATATTGCTTGAATGCAAGTTAGCAAAACGATATGAGCTAGTACCTAAATTTGTTTGATTATCGACTACGGCTGCATTTCTGCGTGGCAATATATCATTACCAAATTCTAAACCAGTATGGTCTGTTGCGGTGCTGTCAATGGCTAGATTGTTAATATTAGAAGAACCAATGGTTGCAAATGTTGAGCCGTCTCTACGAAGAGAAACAATAGCACCATCTGATGTTATACGATTAAATATAGCTGGAGTTGATCCTGACCTTGTAGCTCCTATAAAGTTAAACTGTCCATTTAAAGCAATACCTTCTGTTGATGAACTTGCAATCCCACCTTGTCCGTCAGTTGTACCTACGGATAAATTCCCTGATGTGTCTATTCTGGCTGCTTCACCAGAGTTGTTATGCCATTGATGTGTTAGATTAGTTCCATCACTACTGATAGTGTATCCGTTTGAAATGCCACTTTGTCCTGCTTGGAAAATATTCTGACTTCCTGTAGCTGCAACCACATTTAACAAATAGGTTGGCGAACTAGTTCCGATACCTACGTTGCCAAGATAATTAATTCTCAAACGTGAAGTGCCATCATTGCTTATATCAAAAGAATTAGTTGAGCCATAAGGTCTGCCTATGAAAAAATCTTCGTTATCAGATTCATCGTAAATAGTAAAACCTGCTTTTCTATAAAAAGGAGCTTTTACAGAAACACCTGCAATAAGACTGCTTAAACTGTTGTTTGTGCCTTCAACTAAAAGCTCTGAACCAGTTTGTGAAATGTGTAAGTTTTTAGTAGGCGAAGTCGTTCCGATACCCAAAGACTCAGCACTCGCATCCCAAAACAATGCTTGGCTAGTTCCTGTATCTTCGTAAAAGGAGATGTCTCCATTAGATGATATTTTTAATCTGTCTTTGTCAACTCCAGCAGCAGCAGTTCTGAAAAGCATATTTGCAGCACCATCTGGAGAATCTGCTGTTAATACTGCTTGAGTAGCACCTTGTTGAATGGTGAAAAAATCAGTAGTGCCATCATCGTTAAGGCGAAGAACTCCAGAGTCATTAATAGTCAAACCATCTGTTACTGCTGTACCTGTTACGTCTATGCCTGTTGACGTTGTGTTCAACTTTAAATTAGAATTATGGTATAGAAAAACAGTTCCATTGAAGGTGGAGAGTAGATTTGAATCATTAGCTGCATTTGTAAGTGTAAAATCATCTGCATTAATTCTTAGGTTGCCTGTTCCTGCATCTTTAATATAACTATTAACACCATCATGGTAAATCTGTAGGTCTGAACCTGCTCCAAATTTAGCTATTCCGTTATCAGGTAAAGTAATATGTGATGCAAAATCTACTTGTGTTGAATCTCTTGGAATACTGATTGCTGTATTTTTAGTTCCATTGGTTACACCACCAATTAAAACTTTTGTATTAGTATCATCAAAACTAAAATGTGCACCATAAGCTGTAGCACTGGGGTCAATTATATTTAAACCAAAAACTGTAGAAGTTTCGCCTTTAATATCTATACCATCACTAGCAGTGGATAGCTTGGTTGCAGTTTCATGTTTTATGCTTACCCTTCCACCAGTGCCTAAATCAATCAAATCAATAAAACTATTTCCCCCAGCATCTGCTAAGTAAATATTTGTTCCACGAAGATTTAAACTACCTGTTCCAACGTCTGTTACAAAACTATTAGCCCCAGTGTGATAAATCTGTAGGTCTGAGCCTGCTCCAAAGATGGCTTTATCATCATCACCAAAGTTAATATCGCCTGTAGTTGTTAGACCTGTAAGAGTGCCAACACTTGTAATATTGGGCTGTGCTGCTGTTTGTATCGTTCCTGTTAAATCGCCAGTAATATTACCTTCAATGTTGGCAACCAAAGTTCCAAGTGAAGCCAAAGTAATATTGCCTGTTGATGTGCCGTCTGCTGTCGTTAATCCTAGTGTAAATTTATCTACTGACTCATCCCACATAAAGATGCCATTATCTTGATTACCCCTGTTAATCAACATACCAGAATCATTTACTGGGCTGCCTGTTAGTCCTGCATTAAGCTGGAATAAGTTATCTTCTATGTCTAAGTTTGTGGTGTCTAATGATGTTAGTGTTCCATTAACAGTCAAATTTCCTGCAACTGTTAAGCTATCTGCTATTTGCACATCGTCTGGCAAAGTTAAAGTTACATCAGCAGATTCACTGCCTGAGCCTGAAACTGTAATCTTATTAGCAGTTCCTGTAATGGTTTGAATGTAATTGCCTGTAGTATCTGTTCCTAAGGCAACGCTGTTAATACTTACGCTACCAGCTATAACACCCAAAGCATCCACAAATGATTTAGTAACTCTAGCATCGATAGCAGAGTTAGCTCTTGTGTCTGTGTAATATAAATTAGTATTTTCTGTTAAATCGTTGGTTGTCTTGTTGCCAAAAGCAGAATCAAATCTAGCCTGTGTATAGTAGAGGTTAGAGCCTTCTGTTAAATTGTCGGTGTCTTTGCTGGCAAGCCTTGTATCAAATCTAGCATCTGTGTAATAGAGATTAGTATTCTCTGGAACAATAGAAGTATCTAATGTTGATGTTGATGATTGATTAGAACCATTGCCTATAAATATTTTGCCATCATCTAAGTTAGGTGTTGCATTTGATCTACCAGCACCACCAGCTTTAATTGAACCAGCAGAAGCATGACTTCTTTGAACCTTACCAATGTTTTGTATTTGTGAGCTTTCGCCTGTTGGTGCTGTAGTTGTGTATGCACCTGCTGTAGTTGAAACATAAAGTATTTGTCCAACAGAAACATTTGATGTGTCTAGTCCTGATATAGTTCCAAAAGTAATAACTTCAACAGAAGCATTATCATTGGCATCAGCAGCAGCAAAACCAAAAGCAGGCATCTTAGATGCATCATCGGCTTTTGCTTGTGCAACTGTGGGGCTATTTCCAGAGACTCCAGAAATATAAACTACATCCCCTTTTGATAAAGCACCATCGGCTTTAGCTGCAAATCTAACAGCACCTTTAATATCACCAATAAATTGATCGGATGCAGTTACAGTATTAAATGTAACATCACTGGTTACAGCAACAGCCTGACCAATAGCAACAACTGGTGTAGAGCTTTCGCCTGTTCCACCTGTTATTGTTACGCCAGTGCCACCAGATATGCTCTCAACATAATCGCCAGTGGTATCAGTTCCAAGAACAATAGAATTAATCTGAACAACTGTAGAAATATCTACATTAGCACTGCCATCAAAAGAAACTGAACCAACAACATCTCCTGATAGAGATATAGTTCTTGCTGTTTCTAATGTAGTTGCTGTGTCAGCATTACCTGTTAGGTCTCCAGTAACATTACCTGTAACATTGCCAGTTAAATTGCCTGTTACATCGCCTGTTAGATTGCCTGTAAATACATTGGATGAGCTAATGCTTACGCCAAAAGTAATCCAAGCATTATTAGCAGCGTTTCTTATTTTTAATACGCTGTTTGCTGTATCTACCCATAACTGATGGGCAAAAGTAGTTGAAGGCTCGGTAGCCCCTGAATTAACTGTAGCAATAGCTGCTAGAGCGTTGTTTAAATCAGCTCTGAAGTCAGCTCCACTTTGGTTAGCTAAATTATAATCGTGTTGTGCCATTAATTTACCTCTGTCCTATTGTATATTTAATCTGGTTGAGTTGGAAACACTACATCATCAAAATTATCAGAATCTGTGTATTGTGATGGTAAGTCTCTTAATGCTTGTCTATAAGTAGACCATTCTGTTTTTTTTGCATCTGATAATGGGCTATCAACAACAACAGTCCAATCAGAATCTTGTAATAAATACAATCTTTTATTCCTTATCTTCTGTGTTGTTGTTAAAGGATTTTCTGGTGTTGGGGCGTATATAGTAGTCATTATTGTTTGTTTAATTTTAAGGCTGATATTCTAGTACTAAAACCACCCACATCAGGCGTTGTATTGTCTTGTATAACTTGTCCCTGCATAGCAACAGTATAAGAAGTATTGGCAGATAAACTTACCTTTCCACCCAAAATAATTGGCTGAATAGCATTACCTCCAACTGGTGAACTATAGTCTGCAATAACAGTTGATCCAATAATAATTCTTGACTCTAATTGGGTTAAACTATTAAAAACACCACCAACCATACAATTAGCAACCACTTGATAATCACCTGCTTCTGCTGTTGTAAATGTTGCTGTAATAATATTGTTAAAATTGTCTGAAAATCTACCATCTCCAAATCCACTAGTTCCAGAAGCACCATTAACCACCATAGCACCAACAGCTCTTGTTCCAATCTCAGCTATGCTAACCCCACCACTAGATATTTTTAAACCACTTCCAGAGCCTGTTAGTGTGCTGCCATCTAAATTAAGCCTCAGAGCACTCAAAGTTCCAACAGTAATATTGTCTGCTGTTAAATTTGTTACATCTACATTACTGGCATTTAAAGTTCCAGTTGTAATGTCATTAGCAGAGATAGTTCCAAAAACACCTGATGCTGATGTTAGTGTTCCAGATTGAATGTCTGATGCAACAATTGTACCAGCCAAAATTTCAGCACTTGTAATTGTACTTGCTGCAATTTGTGTTGCTGTAATAGTGTTAGATGCAATGTCTGATGCAGTGATTGTATTAGCTACAATTTTTGCAGAAGTAATTGAATTTGCTGAAATTTTATCTGCTGTTACAGCGTTTGTTGCTAATTTATTTTCAGTAATAGCACCTGCTGCAATAACATCGCCCTGTATAGAATCAACTGCTAATTTTGCATTTGTTACTGCATCATCTGCAAGTTTTACAGAATTAACAGCATCATTCAGGATTTTATTTGTTGTTACAGCATTATCTGCAAGCTTGGCTGTCAAAACAGCACCATCTCTTAAATCAACGCTAACAACTGGCTCATCTCCAACACTAAAAGTTAAAGTTGCTGGGTCTGACTCAACATTAAGGGTATTGATTGAGCTAACACTAGCAACATAATTAGAGCCAACAGGTAAAAAGTTAAGATCACAAAACTCAGTATCAACAATTTTATTTGTCAGTTCGTTGCTTGAGCTATCTACTATATTTACCCTGTACTGATGATCTGGAAAGTCTGTTGGTTCGTTCCAAGATAAAAAAGGTCTACCTGTAGAGCTAGAATCAGTATCGGTAAAAGATAAGCCTGTTGGTGCTTTTACAGCATAAGCTGATGGCAAGTTGGCTAGCTCTTCTACTGCTTCTTGTGGTGGAACTTCCCATGTATAAACATCAAAATATTCTATTAGACTAACTGCAACTAAACCATTTGACTGAAGCTCTAAAGCTTCCACTCTGCATACCTTTCCACTAAAACCCAGTCCTGCATAGGTAAGATCAACAATGTCTCCTACGTTAAGCTTATACATCTCAGGAGTACCTAAGAACTGCATAGTGGTCTGATTCCTGCTTCTGGTTAATATGGCTTTTGCCATGTTATAAGCAATATAAGGATCAGAAATATATGGAAACTCTGCTTTAATCTCTAAGACTTCACCACCATCATCAGAGGTGTAGTTAGGCGATGCATCATGTAAAACTGTGGCTGTGTCTAACTCATATTTTTTATTACCATTGAAGAACTCAACAATAACCTTATTAGCCTTTTTATCTTTATTGCCATAATCAACTGATATGCCAGAATCAGCAATAATGTGATTATCGGTAATGCTGAAAGTAGATGACCCTGTATCTTCAATGGATAGTTCATACTTTCCATCTATATAAAGAAAGATACCTCGCATATTAGCAAGCAACTCTTTTGCGTTATCCATGACATTTTTGTTTGCATCTAAATAGCCATTGCAGTGAAATCTTTTTACTTTCAACAAAGATGTTCCTGCTTGTTGAGCATATGTTGTACCTAATACTGCATCTATATAAACTCTAAAATCTTCGTTTTCATCATAAAACTGGCTTCTATAAATATCTTTTATCTCAACACCATCAAGAACACCATTGCCATTAGCATCAAATAAATCAAACAACTCAGCCACTTTCATTTGAAACCATATTGCATTTACGCCACTACCAGCAAGAGTAATAAAATCATCTCCAGTAACGCCAGACCATGTAAGGTTTTGTGCCGATCCATTAAAGTAAGGTTGATCTACCTGTGTATCACAAACATTAGCTGCTGATGTGAAGGTAGACATATTAATTTGAGATGATGTTAAGCCCTTTCCATATTCATCGTTTGTAATGTAATCAAGAAAACATAAAGCTGGGTTGTCTGAATGTTTGTAAGTAGATACAGTGCCAAATGTTTGGCTTGCATCTCTTGGATCAAAAACCTTTTTACCCCTGACTTGCACTGTAAGCTGTGGCACTCCTGACCACATTCCTTCTTTGTCATAACCATAATGAGCAGCTATGTAGCAAATTCCATCTAATCTATGTGATGAAGTCCAATTTGACATAGATGCAACTAGCATAGGGTCTGCTGTTTGTGATGCAGCTCCATGATGTAGATTCATTACATATCTATATTTTGCTGTTGGATCAGTTCCAAAAGTACCACCAGCAAGATTTAAACTATTTGTTCCATTTTGTGAAACTGTATTTAATGACCCACTGCCTGAAGCTATTTTATCTGAACCAATATAGCCACCATTTCTAAATCTTGCAGAATCAGTTAATGGGTTGCCATCAAGTTCAATTGTTTTGCCTAAAATCTCATCACACTCACCAACTGACAAAGCATAAACCACATACATATCTCTAGAATCATTATCATTGACATCCATATAGATGATTTGTGCTCCTACCCTTCTTGTTCCATAGATAACTGGGATTTTTCCACCCATAGAAGTTTTGTTAGCAAGTATGTCTTGACCCTTATTAAGCATATTTCTTGCTTGAAGAAATCCTTTAACTCCAACTGCAAGTGTAACTGCTGTTAAAACATAGTTAATTTTTTGTAATGTATCGGCAGCAGCCCATGCTTCACCAATCTTTGTAAAAAATTTTCCAACTGCCGTCCAGAAACCCATTACATTCCCCACCTAACATCTTCTTTGACTTGACCAGCAAATTCCATACCTCTATCGCCAGAGCTGAATGATTGCTGAGATTCGTCAGAATAATGCCTACCTTTCGTTAAATTCCAATTTGCCCAATGACTTGCAACAGTCATGCTTAAAATTGAATTTTCTAAAGATTCATTTATAGAAACATTTCTTATTTGACCTGTAAAAAAATTTATTGCACCGACAATGGTTTCATCTGAATTAAAATAAGCCAAATAAACATCGACTACTTTATCTGTAAACTCACCATCTTGAACTAATGACCTTACTTGGTCTGTAATATTAGAAAACCCTAAGTTAATTTCATTAACTTGTAGCTGACCTGTTTCAGTTGTTGAATCAACTGTAAGAAAAGAACCGCCAGCTTCATAGTTATTAGAATCATAAGTAACATCAGAATACCAATCAGTGAGCCTAATGGTTGATGATAGATTTAACTCAACCAGAAAAGCTGTCTTGGTGGCTGTAGATGATACTTGTGTTTGTAAGGCAGCAGATAGACTTCTAGGCATTAGGTAATAACCTCTCTAACATCAAATGAAATGCTGTAAAAACCACTAGCACTAGTTGAATACATGATTTCATTGTTTTCAAGATATACAGTAAAGCTAGGTTTATTTACAGTAACAGCTTCATTATCTGCAAGAGATGCTACTAAATTTGGAGATATGGTTACTGTTGCTGCTCCACCTGATGCATTAGCATCTTCA